TAATGCAGACCACCTGTGGTGTCCATCAATAACAAACTTTCCGCCAAAAGTAATAATGGCATCATTACCGGGAGGCCCTACTTTAAATGGACCATCCGAAGAATTATATTTTATAAAATCCCCTGCGTGACTTAAGGGAAACTCTAATGATTTCGACATTACTACTTCATTTTGTGTGGGACGTAAATTTTGACATGTCACTACGCCTTTTTTGACAATAAATTTATCATCGTCTTCATCACCATCTTGTGATAACAAACCACCTAAAATTGCAGCTTGATTGGTATCTACTGGTGCATTTTTAATAAAATCAGCGAGGCCCATCTGCATGAGCTTCTGCGCTTCTCCCTTTTCACTTATAAACCGTCTAAAGTTTTCGTGAAGAAGTTGAGCTTTATCATTAGAACACCATCGGCTTTTCATTTCTTTTTCCGCCTTTTACGACTTTTACGTTGTTTGGATTCTTCAAAACTATATCGGCCTGAACTTGAGCGTCCTGTTCGTACAACCTTATCATACGCCGATTCGCCACCATCACTAGAACCTCCACCTCCATAAGATTGAGGGTATCCACCAGAGCTAGTATATCTACTTCGGTTGCGGGCGCGTTCACGGGCTCTTTCTTTGCGTTCTTCTTCTGCTCGTGTAAGTTCGCTTGATCGAATATCTCCAATTTCATATTCCTCAAGTTCTTCTTCAGATAATTCTTCTTCTTCATCTAAAGGAGTCTTAAGATTTGTTACCTCTTCTTGAATCATTTTTTTTAATAGAGCTTTCGTTAATTTCATCATCCTCTCCTATTCTCCTGATAAATCTTTCAGGATTTGTTCCTTCTCGGTTTTTCGTTTATTATCATCCTCTAATGCGTCTGCACGAGATAAACGATCTGAGTATTGTTTCATCTTGCGAGGATCTGTAGATTTTAATTTTTTAATAAGAGGGAGAATACGTTGCGTAAGTTCAGCACTCGCTTTAGCTTCTTGGGTTCCTTGAGTAGCAGCCGCAATTTCCCCTTCAATCAATCTCATTAAAAGTTCTTTATTTAATTTCACTTATCTTCCCCTACAATAATATTCAACAGATCATAGATAACGTTTTCTTTAGGAGGAAGATAAGTCTTGGCTTCATTCATCATCATAAAGGCTCCCTGTGTGGAAGGCTCAGAGACAATATCAAAACAAATAAGTTGAAAATCGTCTTCAACAATAGTCCCTTCGCGTCCTTCTTGCACAGAACCTAACCCTCGGGAAGAAATTCCCAATGTAATACCATCCGTAATCAAAGCTTCTAAGATTTGACCAGCAGGAGTAGAAAGAACTTTAACTTTACCCATTAAATCTTTTCCTTCCCACCATAAAGACTTTACCATATGAGATGCATTTTTTAAATTAACTACAGAATCTTCAGGGTGATCGAGTTCACCGCAGGCACGGTTTTCTTTTACCACATTCATATATTTTTTAACTTCGCGTTCTAAAATAGGACCAGGATAGATGCGACCATTACCATTTTTTTCATCACACCGTTGCATAACACCGGATAAGTAAACAGCATTATTTTCCTTCACATCGTTTTTTTCGTCTTCGGTTAATAAATCCTGGCACATGCCACCAGCACAAAGCTCGTAATATTCACGAATAAGAAACTTACTCATTGTTTTCCCCCTCGGAAACAGGTTCACTCCTTGAACGTGTAGGAATTGTTACTGGGCGTCTAGGATCGTGACCAACAATAGCGGTTGAAGGAGCCAAAGCAGTTTCCGTACCAGGTCGATATCTTCTCCCTCGTAAAAGTAATTGCAATAAAGTAGGGGCAATTTTTCCCTCATCGGCGCATTGTTGTAAAACTCCAAGCCATTCTCGTGCCGCCCTTTCAGCTTCTTCAGGGTCATCCTGCGCTGCTGCAAGTTTTTCAAAGGCGATATCAGCTTCGCTGCACCCTTCTATTGTAGCCTCATCTAGCTCTTGGGGAGATGTAGGTTCACGCAACCATTCCGGCCCTTCACCACCTGCTAATTTTTCATCGAAATAAACAGCAATAGACTGTAATTTTAAATGAGCAGCATCAAGCTGACCACCATCAATATCTTGCATAGCGGAATTTATCATGGCATAAGCCTCTTCATCGGAACGAACGTCTCCAGCCACTTCTTCATTAATAACATTTTTAATTTCTTCTTGGATAATTTGTGTTATGGTATTTTTAGAAAACTTCATATATTTAATCTCACATACTTAACAGCGGGCGCAACCCGCTCGGTACTACACCCTGCCTTACACCTGCGAATGGGTCGCAAAATACGTTTTTTAGATATCCTGTTTCTTTCCATCATCTGTAACGCCCCTTATGTTTATTCCATCATCTCCAAAGATCATATTAAACACATATGACACTCCCGAACTCACACATCCCAGCACAAAAGCTGTAACGATAGAGTAATCAAAACTAAATAGTCCCGTAAAGTTATTGATTGCCCATAAAAAGATTCCCGCCCAAAAGCCAATGCACATAGGACAGTGAAAAAAACGATAAGGGGGACGAATAGAATTAAAAATAGTTCCATAAACCAAAATTTGGGTTAAGCCAGCAGCAGCTAGAATAAAATAAATAAGCTCCATTAATAACTTAAATAACCACTTAAATAATTTCGGATATAATAAGGGGTAATTGAGCCTTTTTTGGGTTCTTCGGGAACTTGGCCCAATTCTGTTGAGTCTTCAGCATCAGGATCCAAATACTCTTGTTCAATAGTATCTTCATATTCTTTTTCCATTTGAAGATAAGGAAATTCTTCTTTAATAAAATTTTTAGTGGATAAAAGAACCACATGTAGAGGGTTGACGGCTTCATCAGAAGATGAAGGATAGGTAGCTTGCAAACTACCAAACACATTTCCTGCCTGAATTGTTTCAGGTAAAATTACTCCATCTTTGGTAAGTTTACGAAAATATTCACTTTGCGTTTCATAAGTTTCGTCATTAAAAGAGTCTTTGGGAAACGTCGTTATTATTTTTTTAGTAGCATCTAATACAATATCAATATGAAGGTGATCCAAAATCATTATTTTGCCATCTAAAGTTTTACGAGCCTCTAAAGCTATTTTAATAGCATTGGGATCAGTTATATTAATTTTGATTGGCATCTGATTGAACCTCTTGCACCAAGGATTGAATAGAAATAATTTTAGTCAGCATATCTTCATCGGGTGCTTTAGTTTTAAAAGTATTCAACACATTAATGACTTCTGTTAGTTTATCTTTTAAAACATTATTCGTTAAAATTATTGGTTGAGAAAAACAAGAATCTATTTCTTTTTTTAGCCTTCCTATTTCTTCATCTAAGTACATTTTTAATTCGAGGCCATTATTTTCAAAAGATGTAATGTATTTTTCTAGTAATTCTTTTTGTTCTTGAAGTAATTGTTCGGTATATTCTTGATTAAACTTTTCAGTAAACATTCTATAGACTAAAGAATCTAAAGGAACCATTTCTTGTCTATCGTGTGTTTCGCTCATTTTTTCAATAATTTCATTTTCCAACAAAACCCTGGCTTTAATTGGAGCATCAAAATTAAATATCTGGGAAATAGAGGCAAGTTCTTTATAATTGGGCACAAAATTAGAAAAAAACTTTTTCGATAAAAACTTATTAATATTATTAATCAGACGATTTTGTTCGTTAAAAAGTTGTTTAGAATCAATGGAAGATTGTTGTTTTTTTGCTTCAGACAAAATCCGTTGAGCAGTTTCTTTTTCTACGTTTATAGTTTGTGTAACAGCTTGATAGACTCTTAAATCTTGTAACAGACTAGAGCCTTTGGGAAAACTTTCTTGTATTATTTTTTTAATTTGTGCCTGTTTTGCACTATCATTATTTAGAACGGCTTTTGTAAGTTCGATCACAAGTGATTCATACAAAAAAGCGGTATTTCTTTTTTTATTATGTCTGTATTTTGTCATCTTTTTTATCCTGTTTTTCCTCTAGGCTTTTAATCATTTTCTGTATTTCAACATTATTTTCTAGAATTGTAAGTTCTTCTTCCTTATAATTAGTGTCCCGTGATTCATAAATGCCCCGCGCTAATTGTTTCCACCCAATCTCATCAGAACCCTTAAAAACATTTCTTTTTGTATTTTTACCTGTCTCATTAGAATAGTGACTTTTATAATTTTGTTTACGAGCCCCTACTTTTCTTTTATCATCTTTTACCTTAGTATAATACTTTCCTTTAGCTTTCGGACTTAGATACGGCTCGTTTCGCTTACCGGGAGTAGACAAAAGCGTAGGTTCTTCACCCGCTTCTGCCGCAGGCGCACCCTCTAGCTCGGCACCTGGCGTTGTTTCAAATTCTCCACCGGCTTCGCCAGGAATTGGTTCTATGGTTCCAGCTTCGCCCATTCCAGTCTCCAGTGCCCCACCAGCACCCGGAACACCTAACCCTCCTACTTCAGCCCCAGCAGCAATAGTTTCAAATTCTTTATCCAATTTTTTATCAAAGAACATTTCTCTTTGATTGCGAACAATTTCGTCATCCGAAATACCAAAAATATTATTAGATACCCATCGGCGGCTGAAATAGCCTTCCGTAGCAGCAGACGCAATTTCAAATTTAGTCCTCCAATGTTCAAGCTCTTGTAACTCCGAAAGTTTTGAAGGTTGATTTAAATGAAGTTTAAAAGAAACCAAATCTTTACCTCTGAATCCTAAAGTGTAAAGATGAATAACCGCTGCTTTTTCTAACTCCGAAACAACATTTCTCTGGAGTCTTGTAATAGTGCGACCAAAACGAATATCTTTTTGAGCTAAAGTAGTCTTATCTTCACCCTCGGATTCTTGCGTCAAATAAGAAGCAGGAATTTTTAAGGCAGAAAACAACTTATCTCGCAAATACTTAACATCGTCAACATCACCAGTATAAGTCCCACCAGGTAAGTTTTCTATTCGAGTTCCCCCTGCTGCACCTCGTACCGGAATAAAATAATCTTCATCCACAGACATGGGATTATACCTTAAGTCCACGCGGCCAGTATCAGAATCAATTACTTGATTTCGTTTCATTTGCGTCATAATACGCTGCATATGTTGTTCAATTTCTTTTTCTGGAATTCCACCTACATCAATATAAAAAACTCTGCGTTCGGGGGAGCGAACCACACGATAAGCCATCATAGCGTCTTCCAATAATGTAAGTTGTCGCCATATTCTCCTAGAAGCTTCCAAAACAGATGTTCCATAGGGCGCGAATTTATCATTCCCTAAAATTCTAAAGTGTGCAATTTGCCAGTTTTCAAACGTTAGTCCGCCACTGTTCCATTGAAATTGAACATAATTGGGATTAGTTTTGTCTTCGCCTTCCATTCTTTCAATTTCTTGAGGAGGTAAGCCAATAATGGATTTAATGCCTATATTTTCATCTACATCCAAATAGAGAAAATAATCTCCATATTTGCACATGGTTCGACACCATCCATATAAATTAAATTCAATATTTAATACCCCGTAAAAAAGAGTGTGAAGAATAGATTTAATTTCTTCATTGGGACATTTAATAGATAACAACTCTTGAAGAGGGGAAGAAGTAGTCATTTCGTCAGCATAAATATCTATAGCCGATGCAATTTCAGGAGTATATTCCATTTGATCGAAATCCATATAACGCTCGGAGCGGGCGATGCCAGCCAAAGATTTCGCATAAAGATTATCAAAAGGACTATAAGAAGATTTTTTAAAATTTAAACCTCCTGGGGATGTGAATTTATATTTATCTAATTGCCATCTTTTTAATCGGCGCGGGTTTTGTCGCTGATATCGTGTTATAGGTCCGGATAAAAATTTAGTTAATGCCCGGAAAAGAGGGGCTTGCTCGTTTTTAGTATTTTGTTTATTATTGTTATTGGTGTCCATCTTTTATCCTTTTATAATCCAATTATAATTTTCATATAGCTCTTTAGCTTGTTTTAGTTCATCAAGATTTTTTTCTTTTCTGTAGCCTATCATACCTGGAATGGTTGTATTCATTGTTGTTTTGGTAAAGATCATAGAATTTAAAACGCTTTTCTTATAACTAACATCTTTTTCATTTTCATGAAGAACCGTATTTCGAATCCAGCACCCAATAGCCAATGAAATGGCAAGGTCATCATTATAACTTCTTTGAGCTTCAGGTCGTCCGTTTTTCCAGATAAATGTTTTTAATTCTCGGTAGGAACGCTCCGAATTTAATATAATCATTTTGTTTCTAATAAACTCTTCTAATTTGGCAATAATAAGAGGTCGAGTTTTTTGAGATGTTGTAAAGCCTGCAATAGAATTAGAAATATATTCAGCCTCATATTGTTCCACAAACTCATGACTTCCCTTTGTGGAGTAATAAATATTGGGATAACTTTGAGATATTAACTTTTCTAGAACCGAAAACCCAATATTATTATTTTCTAATACAATCATGCACGAACCATATTCCATACCAGCATCATAAAGAATTTTTGAAAAAATATCTAATGTGGGTTTTCCTCGATATTCTGCCACTTGTTCCATCGTTTCAATTTCAAAAATATGAAAAACTGAATAGTCCTTTCCATCTCCACGAGCAGTGTCCCCTACTAAAAAATATTTTTTTTCGTTATCATATTCTTTCCAAATCCAAAAATTTCTATCAAAGCTGGTTTGGTGTTCGGGAGCACAACATTGTTGCTTAATGCGATCTAAATCAGTAGGATGAATAACGGTTTCGCCCGAAGCATTAAAGTTACATTCGTATTCTTGAGCAACTTTCCTGCGAGATAAGTTTCGTGTAGTTTCTTCAAACCACTCCTGATCTCGGTCGGGATGAAGAGTCCAATGTAATGTGGTGGGATGAAAATCATTCTCTCCTGATTCCGATAAAGTAAATGTTTTATGAAACCAATTTCCCACACCATTGGGAGAAGAAAGAGCAATACAACGCCCACCCACAGCCATGGTAGGTTGAAGTGCAGTCCATAGATCATCGAACCCCTCAATGTGCGCAGCCTCATCGATTACCAATAACGATAATGCTTCTGAACGTCCTGCGTCGGTGGATGTGGATGATGCTTTTATTTCGGAGCCATTATTCAAAACGAACGAAGAACGATTATCAATTTCAATTGTGGCGATTTGTTCAAACCACGGAGGTAAATTTTTAATCATAGCTTTTACTTTTTTAACTAAATTAGAAGCGGTACTAAATTTAGTTGCAATAACCAAAATATTTTTATCTCGATAAAACAACATTAACCACGACACATAAGCTGCCGTAATAGTAGAAATCCCCATCTGGCGTGATTTTAAGATGACGTTATGACGAAAGTCATTAAATTTTTGCAATAAATCTCGTTGGAAGTCCCATGTTTTAAAGGATATTTGTCCTTGAGTTGGGTGTGAAATTTTGCAATAATTATCAATAAAATAAGCGGGATCTTTACCGCACTTAACTATTTCCTTAATGAGATCTTTTTTAGATAAATATTGAGACATTTCATGTGGTTCAACCGGCTGTTGACTTATATTTGGGATCTTTAGCAATATGATTTAAAATTTGCTGTAAATAAGTTTTTAAGGTGGGATCATTTTCAATCTCCCCAGCCGAGGATGCCTTCATTAATTCATCACGAACTTGCTTGATTAATCCTAATTCCCTAGGAGTCGTATTGGGATCTTTAGTAACAGCAGCCGCCGCTTGACGGAGAGCCTTTTTTTCTCCTTGCGCAGTTTGTCTTACAGTTCCTACTTTAGCTGCTTTTGTTGATACAACGCCACCCATTGCATCTCTCTTCGTACCCACGCGCTTCTCCATATCCTTATCGGTAAATTCCTTAATTTTTTCAAGCTCCTCTTTAATAATTTTTCGTAAATGAGAATCGGTTATTTGACTCATGTTCGTGGCTCCTCGTCTCGTTTTCCTTTTACATTTTGTTCCTTTTTGGTATTGGGAAATTTATCTTTCCCAAATCCAATCCAGTTTTTAATTGCAGAATCCAATCGTTCTTCCACGGTTGTTCCCAATTCTGGCTGGTCGGGGATTCCCCCAATTTTATAGGCACACTGAGCTTCAACCCAGGATCGAATCTTACTTACAGATTGAACTAAAATATTTGGTTCTTTATCTGCTTTAGTTAATGTAAGAGATTTACCTGTCACTTTTTTATATTCTTTTTTAATATAAGATGCAATATCCTGGAGGCGCTGGGCTATTTCTCCCTCATAATCTCCTTTGTATATTTCTTTAAGTTGAACTTCACCTTGGTATTTAATAGTAAACAAGTTTCCAGAAATACTCCCATTAAAACCATCTATAATTCTTTTATCAAGAACCGGATTTCCTTCTTCTCTTTTTAGGCCAATGGCAATGGGATCTCCATTTTCATCGAGTGCGCCATCATATGTATTGGCCAACACTTGTGAAATTCCTCTAACTATTTCTAAAACTTCGGCTGACATTTTATTTCTCCTGCATTTTTTTTAGCCATTTTTCTTCTCTTCCTTCAACATACATAATGTAGCATTGATAACAGCAATTAAATTTTGTCATATACAAATCATCCTTTATGGCCTGTGTATAAACGCGACACTGAGGGCACGTTCGTATTGACTCTTTAATAAATAGTTTCTTGGGCATTAAAACCCCATTAACGTCAACTTTCTCTTTTTGTTTCTCTGACTTATACGCTTCCTTGATTTGTTGGAGATATTTTTTTTCCTTTTCTGGATTCCAGTTAGCTTTAGGATTTTGGATAGCCTCGTCACCATATTTTTCTTGAATGGCTTTTTCAACTTTTATAAGGTGATCTGGATCTTTCATTTTGCTATTTCTACAGCCGCATAAAAAATCGTAACTGATGTGGCTGCCCCAACGACAAATCCGATAGTGGCCCACCATACATTGTTAGAACCCTTAGCCAATTGCCGCAATGCTTGAATTTCTTCTTCTTGGGCCTTTACAATAACTGTATTTTTTCTTTTTTCTATTTCCAACTCGGATGTTATTAAATCTATATTTTTTTTACATTGAACATTTAATAAAGATTTTTCATGTTGTAAATGAAGTTGGCATTT